CCTTCAAAGCTTCACTTACTGATGTGAAACCTTTGCTTTTTATAAATTCGTAAGCAAGATTTTTTAAATCGTTTGTTATTTCGACATCCTTTTTTTTATTTTCGAGGATTGCATCTTTGTATTGTTCTGTGATTGATCTATCCTTTTCTATCTTTTTTTGTATTGCAATTGTTATTCCTGTTTTGACTGCTTCTTCCCAGAGAGAATCCCAGTTGAATTTCTTAGCCCATCTAAAAATATTATATCTTGTATACTTGATGTTGAACTTCTGTTGAATCTCATCTGCTATCTGTTGAAGGGAATAATAGTGCAATCCTTTTTCATTAGGTGTCAGATAAAGTTCTCTTGCAAATTCTATAACTTCTTCTCTGTTGACTTTTTTCTTTTTCATTCTTCCACTTTCAAAAATTCGTAGATAGTTTTAGTTTCCAATCCTTCACTACAATATATTTGAACCTCATAGTAACCTTCATCTATGTCAGAAAAATCAATAATTTCAGTTTTTATCTCTCCATCTTCGAATAGATCATTGCCATTGATTATTATTTTACCACCTAAATCTTTGATTTCATAAGTTATGGTTGGATTGCTGAGTGTTATGTTTGGTTCAAATATCAAAGAAACTTTATCGCTTTTTTTCACTTCTATCATTTCTTATACCTCCATTTGAAAGGTTTGTATCTGCCTGTTAATTTTAAATATTTGTTTAATCTTAAAAGATACAATTTTCCAGACACATAGAATGCTCTTAAAGTATCGCTTAAAACTTCCAATATTTTTGCTATTTTCCTTTTAGTGTCTGCATAAATAGTTTCTATTTTATATATTACTTTTTTAGTATCCGAAAAGATAATATCTCTAAAATTAATTTTTCTTAAAGTATCTGATAATACTTCCATTGCATTGGATATTTTTCTTAGAGTATCTGAAAAAACTTCTATTTGTTTAATTATAGTTCTTTTGGTATCAGAAAATACTTCTTGCAATGTTCTTAAAATTCTTTTGGTGTCTGAATAAATAACTTCTAATATATTTATTTTCCTTAAAATATCAGAAAAAACTTCTATTGTTTTAGATATTCTCCTTTTCGTATCTGAAAAAACACTTACTAAAGTTATTACAATTCTCTTCGCATCTGAATAAACTACATCTAACATATTTATTTTTCTTAAAGCATCGGAATAGATAATTAAAGTTTTTCCAATTTTTCTTAAAGCATCAGAAAGAATCTGAATTTGTTTTGATATTGTTCTTTTTGTATCTGATAGAACTTCTGCTATATGATAAATTATTCTTTTGCTATCAGAATAAATGATTTCAACTATATTGATTTTTTTTAGGGTATCAGAAAATATTTCCATTGATTTAGATATTTTTCTTTTTGCATCTGAAAAAATTTCTACTAATCTTTTGATTGTCCTTTTAGTATCGGAGTAAACAATATCTATTAAATTAATTTTTCTGAGAATATCACTTAAAACTTCTGTTGTTTTTCTTATGTTTCTCAGCGTATCAGAATAAAAAGTAATGATTTTATTAATGTGCCTTTTTGTATCAGAAAAAACTTGGATTTGTTTTACTATGATTCTTTTTGTATCGGATACAATTTCTACAAACTTACTAATTACTCTTTTAACATCAGAAAGTATTTCAAATTGAATTGATATTTTTCTAAAAGTATCAGAAAAAATTTCAACCAATACTGCTCCACCTACATACAAATAAAGAAATGGTATTCCTTTATACCATTTTTCTAATCCACTTGTAGCCTCTTTTTCGTAATTCAAATAAGGTAGATTTTTATACCATTTTTCCATTATGTCACATTGTCATCATCAAAATAAGTTACTGCTGTGCTCCCAGTATCTCTTGCATATAATCTATATTCTACAAGTGCATCTTTTGTTAAGGTTATATTTATACTTAATTGCTCCCAAGTTGAACCATCTCCTGTTGCTGTTGCCACTTGATTTGAAGATATTCCGCAGTAGTTATCCTGTTTTACAATCAATTGAGGTTTATTGGTTCCAGAATACCCGCTCCATTTTGTATAAACTGAAATTGTATGAGAGCCACTTGAAAGCCAAACTACTTTATCAACATATCCTGCTTTTACTATTTTTAATGAAGCACTACCACTTCTTACTACAGAAGTTTCTTTTACAGGATTTGGATTCCATTCTGCGCAACCTACATCATATCCATCGTTTAGAGGTCTTGGATTATTCATAAAATCGTAAGTAGTTCCACTGCTTGTCCCTTTTCCAGACAGTGATCTTGCAAAATCTTTTAAAACTTCATATATACTTGAAATATTTAGGATTGGAGCAGTTATTTGATTTAAAACTAAAGAGGAAGGATAAATTGCTCGCACTCCTTCTTTATAATTACCACCTTGATTTTCTATTACATTGTTGGAATTATTTGTTGTATAGTAAACATCTTTAAATAAATTATTGAAAAGATTTAAATGGTCCGAACTTCCAAAAGCATTTGTTGTAGCATATATTGCATAATATACATTCCAAAAAATACAATTTCTTACATATAGAGGAGATATTGGATAATCCATTGCTATCGCTTTATAACTATTCATAAAAAGACAATTTTCGAAAGTCCAAGTTAAAGAACTTGAGTAAGAATTATTGAAAAATATTAAAGAATTAAATTCAGGAGAGGAGTTTTCATTCTGATAATTTCCTATAAAAATACAATTTTTAAAAGTGTAATTTGTACAATTATTACCCCAAGATAATATGATACCTGCAAGATAATAAGATGACTGATATACATCTCTTTTGTATACAATGCAATTTTCTAATGTAATATAACTTGATTGTAGTACTATAATCTGAGTATTTGCTCCGTTTTTAGAAGCACCTTCAAAAAGAATATTCTTATATAAATAATATGGTCTGTTCACATAATGCGATAGAGCCCTATCTCTTGTACACCAAGTATCTGTATCTGCATCTAGATTTGTTACTTTTACAAATCCTTTTACTCCAAAATATTCGCCATTTATATCTCCTATATATTGAATTTCATTTCCAGAAGAACCTGCATTTGCTGGACTCATTCGTTCTCTATAAGTTCCAGGTTTTATGTATACCTTATCTCCCGCAACTAAAGTAGAACAGGCTTTTCCTATTGTTTTCCAAGCAGTGTCTACAGATGTTCCATTGTTGTTATCTGAACCATTATCGCCATCTACAAAATAGATTGCCATTATTTTCTCTCCTTATATAAAAAGAAAATATAAAACAAAAAACATCCACTCGCATAACAGGTTAAAAGAAATCTATTAAAATCTGATATTTCAATTCCGCCATAGCAGGATACAAAATAAAAAATTAATCCTATAATTAAGAAGATTAAAGTAAGTTTTTTAATCAAGTTTTATAGTAGGTGTTATATGAATCTCTCCACCACCAGATGGAATGTTATAAGGTCCATCTGAAAATGCCTCTGCTATAAAAAGAATTGTTTTGTCCGAATTTGTTATATAGTATCCATATACTGTGCCACTCGCAGATAAAGAAAAAGTTTGCTCTGCATAAGAAGCCTTTCCTTTTCCATCTGCGTCGGTCACCACAGTCCAGTCAGAACCTGTTAGTGTGATTGCAGAATAACCTGTTATATTGCATTCTGTATAAGTAGTGCAGGTATCAGTTTCTGCTGGAGTTACATTATTAGAAAATAATCTCAATACTAAATCTGCTGGAGTACTTTTATTTACCATCCTTTTTAAAGTTTCTATTTCGCCTTCATTTACCAAAATTCCTGCCATTTATACCTCCTTTGTTTGTTTTTTTCTTTGCATTTTATCTTTTGTGTCTTTTATTTCTTTTTCTTCTAATACTTCTACATCAGATTTATAATTTATATAAAATTCTTCGCTTATTTCTACTATATCCCCTGCTTTATAAATTCCATATTTTGTAGAGAATACACCATTTATAAATTTAACTTTCATATTTATCTCCTTAATTAGGAGAGGGATTGCCCCTCTCCTATAAGTATCAATTATGATGATGATGTTTTGGTCTTATAAACAACAAATGAACCTGCAGGCCAAATCGCAATTCCTAATCTGAATTTTGCTCTTAAGGTTGTTTGGTCGTAAGTAAATTTAGGATGTGGAGAAGTTTCTACTGTTAAATCCTGTCTTAAACCTATTTTTATATTCTTTAAATCTCCGAAAATTGCAACTGGAGAATCTGCTTCAGCCCAAGATGAAGGCATTCTTTCACTTCTAAGCATTTCATAACCTAAAAGAGTTTTTGCTTCAGGAGATAAAATATATTGGCCTGCTCCATTTTGAATTTTCAAAACTGAAGCATAGAATGCTCTGTGTCCTATCCAAGCAGGGTCTAAGGCATAATCATCTGAAACTCCAAAAATACAATCTATTAAAGATTCATAATCTATTCCTGTAGTTGACGCACTTCTAACAACTGTTATTCCACTTGTATTTAAAATTCCGTTGAAAGGATCTCCTGCTGTAGTATCTCCTACCAAAGCAACTCTATCAATCTCTTTTCCCATTGCTCTACCAAAAAGAGTTGTAAGATAAACATCTACTGCAGGTCCTATTTTTTGGTCTTCAAGAAGTTCATTTGAAATATATGTTATTGCCATTCCTTTCTTAATATTAAGGGTTGTCTGCCCAAAAGTGGGAGTAGTATCAGAACCTGGTGTATTTCCTTCAGTCACCCAGGAAAATGAAACATTTGTTGATAAATTTGGTATATAATCGGTATTTGATGAGACTGGTATGACATCTCCTCTTTTTAACACAAAAGAGGCATCTTTTGCTATATCTAAAATTCTATTTACATATTCAGGCGGAACCAGATAACCTCCAGCACTTCCTGTACCTTCACTCATTGCTTTTTTGAGCCAAGTAGCAAAATTTTCTTTATTTTCTCCTGCTATCGGAACTTTTATTAATTTCTTTTCAATTAAACTTTCAACTTCTTTTAAAATGTCCTGCATAATAGCATTCTGATCTGGAAATTTTGGAAGTAATTCCTTCTCAACCTCTTTTGCTATTATTTGAATATATTCTTTTTCTTTATCCATTATTTAACCTCCTTTATAATTTTTCTTAAAAATTCTTCTAATGATAAAGATTTCTCTTTTACTTCCTCATAACTTTCTACTTGAGGTTCTGTTGCCTCAAGTAAATCATTCAATGCATCTATGGCTTCCTGCATTTGAGTAATTGCATTTTTAATTAATTCTCTATTTTTAGTACTTAAAACTCTACCTTCTTTAAAAATTTCTTTTAATTCGTCTTCTGTATAACTTCTAAATTCTGGCGGTTCTTTGTCAAATTCTTTATAGTGTTTTGCAAGATGATTATAAACTCCCTGCTTATCTTTGTCAGGTATATCAACCCCTCCCCTTGCACCTAAGAGGGCCCCCATTGCAGCTGTAACTCCTCTCCAAACCGTATATTTGTCATTTGCTCTATGATGAGGAAGTTTATAAGAACTTTTTATATCAGGGTTTTCTGAATCATACCAAGCACACATTAATTTCAAATCCTCGACATCTGCTTCTCTTATTTCTTTAGGTCCATCCCATTCCGTATCTTCGGAAGCCAAAGGAAAAGATTTGAAAGGTATAACACCTTTTTCCATATCTGCCTCCAAGTATTTATCCAGTTCCTTTGTTAATCCCTTGCTCCTTGCTAAAGTCAAGGCTTGAGGATTTGATGGAACTGGAACTGCTGAATATTCCAGTAATTCCCATTTCGTGTATGTGGTCCCTTTTTGATTTTCGAATATTTTATCCCCTGTCTCTAAGGGTATAAAACCAACACTCCAGGCATTCATAAAACCTTCCTTATAGAGTTTATATAATTCATTTCCTAAATTTGTATCTGCAAATTGTGTTGTAGCCACTATCTCATCGTCTGAAATTTCCAATCCTAAACATTTTCCTATTGTTGGTTCGTCATATTTATGAGCGAATAAAACGACTGGATTATTAAAAAAATTGTCATATTTACATCCTTTTGGAATTATTACCTCCCCATCTCTATCCACAACTAAAGATGTAATTGAGTGTGTAATTATTTTTTGATTATCATCAAAGGATTTTATTTTACCTATAAATTGTTTTCTATTCATATTTCCTCCTTCCTTACAAAATCTAAAACACATCTGCAATTTATAACATTCTCTGCTGAGCCTCTTGGATCTCCAGGGAAACTCATTGCCTCTCCACCAACTATAAAATCATCTTCTAAAGGTATTGAGCCATAATCTATCATAACTGCGTGCCATTCTCTTGTTTTTTCATCAAGTGCTGGTAACCATTTTTTATGCAAATTTAAATCCTGCTGTTGAACTGCCTCCAGCATAGAAAAATTATTAATTGCTGTTACTTCTGTTCTTGCTATGGTCATCGCTCTTGAAGTTTTTGCTTCATTAAAGACATTTTGAATTCTTTTAGCCATTTCATTGTAAGTTTCTCCGTTATCTAAGGCCTCTTGAATCGCATTTCTTATATTATCTCTTGTAGTATTGTTTATTTCTTCTGAACTCATTCTAATTTTTTCACTTATCCAATTCTGAACTTTTGGAGCATTAACATTAAAAGAAGTATCAATATTAAAATCTACTAAAATTGCATCCCCTCCCTGCTGTGCAAAAGAAATTAAAAATGGAAATATTTTTTTATTAAAGATTTCATTCCACTTCTCTACATCAAAAATATTATTTGTATAATCTTTAATTCCCTTACCCCAATTTTCCTTTAACTTATCTAATACTTCTTTTTCTTGTTTTTCAAATAATTTTGATATTTCTTTTTTTAATCTGTTTTCTTGTGGTGCTGTCCTCTGTATAAATGCTTTCCATTTTTTTTCCCATGTTAATTCATTTATAAATTTTACAATATCTTTTTTAGTTTCTTGCTTTATAGATTTGGATACTGGAGACAATGTTAGAGAAACCCACCAAGAGTCCCCGTAACTTACAGGTTCTAATCCTAATCTTTCCCTTGCCTCGTTTATTGTTAATACTCCATTTCGAACATATTCATTTAATACCCTTGATTTTTTTTCTTCATCCTCTTGAAATTCTGGAACTCCTGAAAAATCAAATTGGCACCAATAATCTTTACCAAATTCATACATAAGGGATTGATTTAATTTATTTTCTATTCGTCTTGCATAAGGGATTATTGTATCTACATAAAATATTCGTCTTTGGTCTTCTATTTTATAATTCGCATGTTCATAATCGCCTAAAAATGCGGGTGGAACTCCAAAAACTGCTCCGATTTCCTCTCTATTTAATTTTCTTTGCTCTAAAAATCTCGCATCTTCAGGTGAGAGCCCAATAGGTTGGAATTGGAGACCTCCGGTTAAAATAGCAACCTTCCCTGCTTTATTTGCTCCTTTGTAACTATCTTCCCATAACATTCTCAATTTTTCTATCTGTGCCTCTGTTAAAGATTGCTCTGTGTATAAAACACCCTTTGGAACTGCTCCATTACTCAAAAGATTTTTATTTAGAATTCTTATATCATTGTCTGCTGTTAAGGTATTTCCTAAAATAGATACAGTGGAAACCCCAACTCTGTCTGAAAAAGGATTATTATTTTTAAAAACTATTATATCCTTAGGGTCTATCTCTATTTTTTCTGAACCTACATTGTAATAGAATTTTTTATAAAGATTAATAGGGTCATCTTGCCAAGAGACAAGGGAACTTCTCAAAAGATAAAGTTTTATCGGTTTTCCTTTTGAATCTCTTATCATCCACCAATATGCGTTCCCCCAAAGTTCTATCCAAGCGATTGTCTTTTCTAACATTTCCCCAAAAGAAATAAATTCATTTGGTCTTATAAAAAGTTCTATATTTGTATCTTCTATTTCTTTATCCCCTTGGTATATTTTCAAAGGAACTGCAGAAAGTTTTTTGCCAATTATGTTTATACAAGTAAAAACCCAGGGATTAGTTTTATAAGCAGTTTCTGAATCTATCTCAGGTAAAATGAAACCCTGTGTAATCCCACCTATTTCATATTGTTTTCTCCTAAATAGAGAACTTATTTTAAACACTTTATTTCCTCCTAAATAATATATATGTTAGGTTGCTCTTTTAGATAATGAGTATAAAGAGCATATCTCATTGCATCCATTAAATGGTCATTAAATTTCACTGGCTCTTCTAAGATATTTCCATTTCTATCTTCTTTATATTTATAACCTTGAATTTCTTTTATTGTGTTGAGACATCTCTCGTGGATATGAAGTTTTTTTGTTTTTACAAAATTTATACCTAATATAACATCTTTTTTGGCCTCGTAAACAATTAATCCTGCTTTCTCTAATTCTCTATTTCTATCTGGTTCTGTCTCGCAATAAACTTGTGGATTTATGTCCCATATTCTATTTTTTTCTTTTATTAAATCTATAAATTCTGGAGTTGTCAAATGGGTTCTATATATTTCATCAAAAATATAAACCTCATTATCTTTAATTCCTATAAGGATGTAAGCACTTGGGTTATTGTAGCCGAAATCTACTCCTGCTATAACCTCTTCAAAATCATTCTCAAAATTTTCTATAATATAATTTGAATAAATTTGGCCCTTAAATACTCCCCACTCTCCTAAACAATAAACTTGATAAGCATATTCATCTTGCTCTTTTAAATTCTCTAAAACCTTTTTATATTCATCATCTATAAATCTATTATCCTTATAGGTATATTTTTGTTTGAAAGCATCATTTTCTCTCTCAAAAAAATCTTTAAATAGCCAGTGATTTCTATCTATAGGATTAAAACTCAAAATAATTTGTCTAAAATGGCCTTCTGGAAGTTTTTGACCTCTTAATCTTCTGTTTATCTCTTGATATTCTTTTTCTGAAATTTCTGTTGGCTCTTCAATCCAAATTAAATCTACATCAGTTATGGATTTTATCTTTTCTATATCCTCTCCACCTTCACCTATACTTCTAAAAATTATTCTATTATTATGGATTGTTTTTATTATTAGGTCTGCCTTGTTGATTTCATAAGGAATTTTGTATTGATTTAGTAATTTCTCTGTTAATTCTAAACTGGTAAGTTTTAGAGCAGGTAATGTTTTCCTTAGTATCAATATTTTTTTATCAGAATACAAAAGACAGAAAAGGATAATTTTTTGAGCTGCACTATAAGATTTTCCTGCTCCACTCCCTCCATATAAAATCGCTTCTCTTGTTGTTGATTTGAAAAAGGAATAATATACCTCGTTTATATCATTCTGAAGATTTATTTCCATCTGGAATTATCTCTTTAGGTATTATTATTTTTATTTCCTCTCCCATTTTTTCTATAACATCATTTGCCTGTAAATTTTTACTTGCTGTATCATATGCTTTTAATGCTTCCTGAATATTTGTGAATCCATTTTCTATAATAAATTTATAAGCAATTTCCAAAAGGTTCATATTCATTATTGCTCTGTCTTCTTTTATTTTTGCTATTTTTTCTTTTATCTGCTCTTCTTTTGTCTTATCAGATTCCTGTTTTGCTATTGCTTCTGCAACTCCATATCTAACACCTTCATTCCAAAGTTTTTCCCATCCATATTTTCTACTCCAATTTAATATTGTTGGATTTGCTATTTTTTTGCTAAATTCCTGCTCAATTTCTGCACATATGGCTCTTAAAGAATATTTGTGAGTTCCATCCTCTTTGGGTGTTAAATATAAGTCTTTTGCATATTCTATTATTTTTTCTTTTTTATTCATTTCTTACCTCACATCGCAATATGAACATCTTTCCTTGTCCCATCCAACCTTATTCTTATAGTTCCCATTTTTGCAGGTCTATATCCTTTCCTTTCTGCATAATCTCCATAATTTAAGAAACTTCCAGAACTTATAAAAAATTGTTTTTTCTGAATTATGCTATTATTTTTATCATCTACCCAAAAAATTATATTTTGGCTTGCAATTGCTTTATGTATATGACTTGCTATGTAAATATCTGCATTTGATACAATTCCGTTTAAACTTTCAATCATATTTATTTTTGCTCCTGCTGTTCTACCATTGCCCCATCCATGAGTTATATAAATCAAATAAGAAACTTGTCTTGATTTTCTACCTCTATCACTTCCTAAGGAAATTTTTAATATTAATGAATCCATATCATATTCAACTTCTAAAAGTCTTGCTAATTCTTTTATTATATCAATCCCTGAACTTCTAAAGATTCTTAATTCATGATTACCACTAACTATTCCTAAAATCTTTTCTTTCCAAGGTTTAAAATATTCATATAAAAAATCTAATTGTTCTTGTGGATTAATTTTTTGTCTATAAACATTTCCAATACTATTAATAAGAGCACAATCTGCAAGGTCTCCATTAAGAATTAGATAAGCATTATTTTCTTTGGCCCAATTTAAATATCTATCTAACTTTCCTATATCGCATAAAGGGTCTCCGTAATGGATGTCTGAAATAGGTAAAATATATAATTTTTCAAGGTCCTTTGGAAACTCTTTTTTTATTAGTCTCATAACTCTTTTAAGATATCTTCTATATTGTTATCTAAAAGAAAAATTGCAAACCAAATTGAAAAAATACTTACAAAATCCTCTTCTTTATTCTTTTTTAGCCAGGTAACAATATTCAAATTTTGTAATATTTCGTGCATAACCTCATGAATAATTGTTGCAAATTTATCCCTTTTTTGTAAATTCTTTTCTATATAAATTTTCCCTTCTAATGGTTCTAAAACACCTAAAGCCTTTTGCCCATTCTTTTCTAAATTCTCTACAAAAATAATTTCATAAATGTTATTTGCAATTTTTAATTTCAATCTACCTCCTCATAAACTCCTACTATTTTAGAATTATCAAAAGCCCAAACATTTCCTGCGGTATCTATCTCATAAAAACCCGAAACAATACAATTATTAAAATCTTTTATTCTATCTATAATTATTTTCTTACCCTTGAATGTTGAATCTTCACAATCTACAATTTTATAAGTGTTCCCTTTGATTTTTCTAATTTTTATCACCATTTTTATCCTAAATAAAAAACCCGCTCCGAAGAGCGGGTTGGAGGTGCAAAGATGAAAGAGGAGTTTCGATTTTTCTCCCCATTATAATGTTTATATCATACATAGTGGGGAAATGTTTAATTTTTTCGTATAAAATCTCCATAATTTATATATAAATATTTTCTAAAAGTATCAGAACTAAATGGGTAACCATATTCTGCAACAACTTCTCTAACAGATTCTCTTACCTTACCTGTTTCATAAAAAAGTTGGAAAAACCTATCTACCATTTCTTTTTTAAATTCTTGATTTTTTATGTTTTTTTCTTTTATCTCTTTTAACACCTCTTGCATTTCAATCTTTTCACCTCTTAATTTTCTTAATTTCCAATGAATAGAATGGAGTTTGTATCTGATTAAACTTCTTGAAATTTCTTTATCGAACCAATTCTCTATTTGGTATGTTGTCATTTCTGGATGTGTTATTTTAAGCATTAAAATTTTGAAATCATCTTCATCTAAGATTTCACTCAATTTCTCTACCTCTTTCCAAGATATGTCGAAATCCATCTTCTACCTCCCTAAAAATCTATTCTATTATTTTTTAATCTAAAATTTATCCAAAATAAATAACATCCATAATTTACTCTTAGCCAAAAGAATTCTTTTGGATAACAAGTCCTTTCATAAACCTCATCTGCTGTCAAATTATTGTGATAAAGGTTATAATAAAGAGATAAATCCTGTTTTAAATTGGCAGGTATGCTATCCCAAATTTCTGATAAATCTATCTTTTCTAAAAGCATTAAATTTGTTTTGAAATAATTCTTTGCTTTACTTGTTAAATCCCAGTAAGAACCTCCTGCCTTGGATAACTCCTCTAAATCCAAAAGTCTATCCATTTTTTTGATAAAAAAGGTTCTTAAATCTGTTATTTTCACTCTCCCTCCTCAAAATTTGCACCGAGTTTAACATCAACCTGATTTCTTATATCTGCTATTTTTTTAATCATTTGGATAACTTCGTAAATTAATTTTAAATCTTTTTCTACAACATCTTCTAAAGCCTCTAATTTATTTAGTTCCATTTTCTGATTGAAAATCTCTTTATCTGCGTTGATAAGATTGTCTAAAAAACCCTCTGTCACTTTTTTGCCTTCTGCCTCAAATCTTGCTCTCTCGGAAATTGAGAATATAGCGATTTTTCTATCTAATTCATCTTTATATTTTTTTCTCTCCAATGAAACCTTTTGACTCAATTTTGTGAAATCTTTTAGAATTTCTAAAAAATCAATTCCATATTTAGAAAGCAAAATGGTTGGGTCTCCAATAGGTTCTTTTAAAAACTTAAATCCATTTGTAAATCTATCCTCTAAAATAGAAAACTCTTGATACAAATCTTCATAATTCATCTTCTCCCTCCATATTTTTTAATTAAATTCTTATTTCTCTTTTTCAATTGTATTAATCTTCTAATCTTTCCTTTGTAAGTTTTTCTTTTTATCTCTTGTTTTATAAATTCATTCTTCAGATAACTTTCAAGATAATCATAATAATCCATTACTACCTCCAATATTTTTCAATCGTTTCTAATACCTTTTTGCCATTTCCTATTAAAAACTCCTTTACATTCCCATTTTCTAAAATAATTGTCGTAGGAACAGAGTTAACAAGCCAATTATTTGAATTTTCCTTTTCTACATCTATATATCTATATTTGATGTTGTTTAAATCGAGTTGTTTTCTAAGATTATGGCAGGGTTGGCATTTAGAATGCCCAAAAACTAGAATCTCAATCATGGTGTTGCTCCTTCTTTTTGGATTCCAAAAGTTCTGGATTGTCTTTTATATTTCCTATTACCTCCCATAATGTATCAGCATCGCGTTTGAACGCTGGAATGAAATCATATATTTCTCCTGAATTCTCTACATAAAAAATACCGCCGTTAAATTTAACAACTCCTATTCTATCCCTCCAAATAACGATATCTCCTTCACATATCTCTGTTCCATTTATATCTTTTATTGGCATAAATAAATAGAATTCGAAATCATTTTCTAAATCATCCATAATTCTCATTCTATTTTTATCACCTTCATCACTTCCACATATTTCTACTAAATCAAGTAAATCTTCATTGTAGGGATATGAAAATGCTAAACCTAATGTAATAAATTCTGGTATAGTCCATCCACTTTTAGGTGAAAACCATTCATTATCTTTTTTATGCCAAATCCTAAATTTCATTTTTTGCCTCCTTTCCAAAGTGCCAAAGAATTTTACTGCATTTATCCTCATACATTGCTTTAAGGGCATTATCGTCCCAATCACAATATTTTTTGATTGCCTCTTCTGCTCCCTCTCTGCTATCGTAAGCACCCCAAATAGCACATTGATTAGCATCTTTAGGAGCAAAAGACACAATATATGCCCTGTATGTCTGCCCTTTATGATTATATCTTGCCACCTGAATAGTAAAGACAAAATTATTCATTTTTTTACCTCCTTTCTAATTGTTTTGTTTTATATTTTCATTATCTTTTTTTATAGTTTCTACTTCAATATGTTCTATAGCCAAGTTATATCTACGGTTGAATACTCTTTTCAAAATTTCTCTATCTAAGTCTGCTAATGTTCCCAATATATCTTCTGCTTTTCCATATTTATCATACACCCCAAAAACTACCCATTTATTACTACCTTTCGGTGCAAAAGATACAATATAGATTGGTAGAGACTTTTTTTTATATTTCACATATGCTTTTTGAATATCGAAAAACCAATTTTCCCTTATCTCCACTTTCCACCTCCTTTTAAAATTTTTGTTAATCTTTCTATCTCATCCTCTAATTCACCAACCTTCCATCTTTTAATTTGCCTTGCTTTCTCTTGTAAACCCTCTAATCTCTCAATCCCATATTTTTTAATAAACCAAATCATAAATTCTGTATAAGATGTAGAATTTAGAGAAATCCTTGAATGGCATTTTTTGCATAAGGTTATCCCATTGTTTATATCGAATTTTGTATTCATATTTTTCCTTGAAATTATATGATGAACTTGTAAATCTTTATCGCTCCCACAATATTGGCATTTATAACCATCTCTTTTCATACATATTAATTTCCATAACTCTTCTAATTGCTCTTTAAGAATTTTTATTTTTGTTTTTTTCATTTTTTCTTAGTTCCTTTTCAATCTCTTCTATTAATTCTTTAAATTCTTCTCTGATATTTTCATTATTAATTTCTATAAAAGAAGCATAGATTAAACATATACATAAAATTATTATGATTAAGAATAAAAACCAAAACATTTAAAATTCCTCCTCTTTAAAACTTAATATTTTCTTTTCTACTGCTTTTTTTATCTTGCAGATTTTTTCATATCTTGGACATTCCATAGGGAAGCCAATCTCTTCGTCTAAAACTTTAATTTGAGGTTTTTCATTACTCAAATTCATAAAGTATTTTTCATTTTGAAATTGAAGACAAATATAATTTTCAGAGCCCTGACAAACCTTATTCTCAAACTCTTCATCACTCATCTCATGTAAAACTTTATTCCAAAAGATTTTTTTCTTTTTAATGAGTTCGCTCATTTGATTACACATCTTCTCAAATTCTTTTGGAGCCATCGATAAAATTTCATTGATGGAATTCATCATTCACCTCCAGAAAACCCCAATGTTGTATACCATTTTTATCTTTTTCTTTCCAAATTTCCTCTAATTCTTCATCAGTTCTATGCTGTAACATCTCTATTACAGCAATTGCTTCATCTCTAAAAGAATACCTGCCGTAAAGTTTAAATATATGCATGCCTAACTTAGAGAACTTAACATACCAACCCCATTTTCCATTTAATCTTGTAAAAACAGTATCGAAAACCCAATTTCTATTTATTTTCATTTCTAACCTCCTCGAAAATATGTTTTGCAGTAGCATAATCAATAAGATAATAATTCTCTGTACCAATAGATTTTATTCTTATATATATCTTTTCGCCATCCCTTATTATGCCATCAAATTCATAATTTATTTCACTAAATTTCCCTTGAATAATATCCCCCTTTTTCAAGGTTTCGAAATTCATTGCTCACCTCCTAAAATTTTTTGTCTATAAATTCTATATTTCTTCCACTCTTCTTTTGTGGGTATAACATTTTTGTCTTTAAATGCTAAATTAAAAATCCTTAATAATTCTCTATAACGCTCTATGGTTCCCTTTTCATTCACTGGTTTATATTCTGGATGTTTAGCAAGCCATTGTGATACAGAAATGTTTTTTGTATGTGATTCTTTAAATTTCTTTTCCCAAATAGCAAAATTTTTATAAACTATAGCAAGATTAACAACCCTCTCTCTCCAATAATCATCATTATTAATAATCCAATTTACAAGCCCTAAAATATCTTCAATTTGATATTGAGAGATTAGTTTATGAGCATCTCTTAAATTCCTTTCTATAAATCCCCTGTCTACTTTAATGCCAAGTAAAGAGGCAAAATCAAAAATTAATTGTATTGCAGGTTGAGGCTCTTTTATTTTTTTAGGAGTTTGAACTTCTATAATTTCATTTTCACTTTTGACTTGCACTATATCTTTAGATATAGTTTTATTCTTTATTTTTTTATCTTTTCTCTGAGTAATACTATTTCTCTCTAATATATTTAATATATTATTATATAATATATGCAAGTCATTTATTTTTTGTTGGATTTGATACACCTGATTTTGTAATTCTGATATGGTTTCTTTTAAATTTTGTATCACATCATTTGACACACTATTTGATACAGCATCTGATACACCTATAGATTTATTTGATACACCTGAAGATTCTTTATTATCCTTATTTTCTTGCACTTTATCTGATACATTATCTGATACACCCGTTATAACATTTGATACACCAGGAAAACCTTTATTAATCTGATTTTCCTTTTTATTTGATACACTATTTGATACATTATCTGATACATCATTTGACATACTTAAATATTGTCTGATTGTATTGATTGAAAAGCCCGTTTGCTCTCTTATTTTTCTGAGAGAAAATCCCCCCTCCCTTAATTTTTTAATTGTCTCTATCTCTTCTCTCGTCTTTTTCCTCAATTAGTTTCTCCCAATCTTCATCGTTTATTAAGCATAACACTTTTAGAGTTCTTTTTACAATTTCTTTTGCGATTTTTTTGTCTAATTTTTCTTCAGTCTTCATTTTCTTTTTTAAGGAAGTTAGAAATAACCATACTTGCTTCTTTTTTAGTTAACTCTTGAATTAAAACTTTTCCGAAATGAGAATTTATATAATCTGTCAATTTTTGGTTTAGAATCGAGTTGTTTCCTATAATCTTATTTATTAAGTTCAATTGTGGAGTTGTAATCATTTCTTCTTCAGATGTTTTTTCAATGTCTTCAATCTCTCCCTTTGCCTCGTCTGGGTCTTCTAAAGCAAGAATAATTAATTTACATTTTTTTTCAAGTCTTGTTATAAGTTTTGAAAAATCAAAAGAATTTGTTATTTCGTCTTGGAGAAATGGGAGTTGCAAGGAAATTGATTTTATTGCAGATTCACCACTCCAAATGTTTAAAGTTCCCATAACCATATAATAATTCCCGATTTCAAAGGTTGAAATTGAGAATTCATCGTGAATTGATAAACCTTCCTTTGCCAGATTTTGAAGATATTCATTGTAAAGTTTTCTAACTTCATGAATAGAATAATAGTTAACTTTTCTTATTACCCTACCACTCTTGTCTTTGATTTCGTAACTTTCTACTTTCATCTTTTCACCTCCTTTCTTAAATTATATACTCTTTCCATATTTTGTCAATATCTCAATAATTAATTCGTTCAAGGTAATCTTTTTTAACGATGCCTGATATTTTAAAAAGGAATAAACATCTATTGGAACATTTCTAATATAAAGAGTATAATATTTATTGTTTTGTTTAATCTTTTTCATCTTGAGCCTCCTTTTAAAATTTCTCTTTTTCTTTTTAAATCGTTCCACATCGCGTTTAAGAAGAATTTTAAAAGTTTGTTTTCCTCTTCTAATTCATCATTTTTGTTTCGTAATTCCTCTAGTTCTTCTTCGTAAGAAGAGGTGTTTCTAATATATTCGAAACCGTTCATTTACAATACCTCCTTTTGGCCGTTTTCTATATAATCTACTTCTGACAAAGGAGTCCCATAAACAACATAGTTTTTATTCAGAAATTTGAGGGCGTCTTCTAAATTCTTTATACCTTTTAAATCTTTTTCTGATAAGTATATAGTTAAAACACATTTAGATAAATAATATTTTTTATATATATACCATTTCGAATTAATCTTGACTTTATCGATATCTTTTTCCCCAGTTCCATCTATCTCTCCAATCCCAAATTTCCCTATTATAATTT